CGTACTTCTCCCACGGTTTGGCAGAACTGTCAGCGGCCGGCGCGTAGTTTTCCCACGGGCCAGCCATCAGACTTTCTCCCAGTTTTCCTTCTTGGCGGGGTCGCCGCCCTTGAAGCGGTAGCCGTTCTCGACCTTACCGGCCTGTGGCGCGCCGCTGGGAGCCGCACCCTTTTTGTTCTTCCCGCTGATCGAATCATTGATGCCGCCCATGATTTCCTCGCGCGAGATGTCGTTCGCTTTTTTGGCGTTCGCGATGATGCGGCGCATGCCGTCGACGGCAGCCTTCATCTGCTGCGGCGTCTGCGCGGCCTTGTACTCTTTTTCCGCGTTCTGCACGTCCTGCACGTTGAGCGTGCCGGGATTGCCGGTGATGATGCCGTGGAACTCGTTGAATACTGTGTGTGCGGCCTGGTCCAGCTTCGTGATATTCGGGTCGCCCATCTGGCGCAGGACCGCAATCTTCCCGCGCGCGGCAATCGGCAGGCTGGGCAGGTCGAGCGACTTCATCGCATCCTCCATGACCGGGATTTCCTGCATGAGCTGGTTTTCCGCGCGGCCGATATTCTGCGTGCGAATTTCGAAGGAACGTTTCGCCATCAGCTTGGTTTTCACGTCCGCCGATGCGCTGATGAGTTCCTGCGTCGTCATACCGTTTTCCTTGGCGAGTTTTTCAACGTTCGCCATCGTGCGCTCATACGCGCCGGATTTCGCCGGGGGATTGTGGCCGCGCAGCAGGTAATCGTAGGTCATGGCGTCGAGGCCAGCCGATTGCGCGGTAACTGGTGGCGTGGATCCCCCAGCCGCGCCGGGCTTCTTTTTGGAGTCGAACGTCTTTGCCACCAGCTTGGCGGCTGGATCGTCAGGACTGCCAGCCGCAAATTTCGCATTGCGCATGGCCGCCGTGTCCTGCGGATTCTGTTGACGATAGATATTCAGCTGCTCATGCAGCGTCTTATTCAACGCATTGCTGATCTTGACCTGCATACCCAAGTCAGCGAGAGCCTTCCTGTTCTCCGCGTCGATCATCGGCATCATCTTTTGCAGCACCTTGTATTGCTGCTCCGGGGGGATGCCGGCCTTATCGAGCGCCTGAATAGCAGACGGCACGCTCATCAACTGGGCGGGCATCATGCCGGGCATGGGCATTCCGGGAGCACCAGGAGCGCCGCCAGGGGCCGCGCCGGTCGGTGGAGGGGGAATGGCACCCGGCGCGCCACCGGGAGGCATCTGGGGCGCGCTGGCACCGCCGGGGCCGCCCAGCGAAGGCGGCGCGGACGGGCTGGCCTGCCACGGGGACGGCGGCGGAATCTGCGGGGGAGGCGGTGCCATCGCGGGCATTCCATCGCCCGGCGGGCCTGCGCGCATCATCGGTGCACCGCCTCCCTGCTGTGGCATCTGCTGCATAGGCGGCGGTGCGCCATTCTGCGGCATTTGCTGCATCGGGGAAGGAGGCATGCCCATTGCACCCATCGGCGGCATTTGTGGCGGCGGATTGGTTTGCGAGGGTTGCATCGGCACGGAAGCCTGACCGGGCGGAGGTGCCTGAATCGGGGGCGGCGTGTCCATCTGCATCTTGGCGAACGCTTTGATCGCGCCCATGCCGAGTTGCTGGTCCTGCATGCGCTGCATTTGTTCCTGTTGCTGCTGCTGGGCGAGCAGCGCCATGTGCTGACGAATCTGGTCCGTCTGCGCAGACTGCATATCCCGGTTGGAACCGGAATTCAATGCTGACGTGAAGCCCCCTTCGAACGACATCAGCCCTCTCCCCAGCCGCCGCCAGCCCAAACGTCGCCGCCGCCAGTGCCGCTACCGTCGGAATTGTTGCCGCCGGTGCTGCCCTGTTTGCCGAAATACTTCCCGATCTGGCCGCCCAGCGTGGCCCAGTTGTTCATGTTGGTTTGGCCCTGGTTGAACGCGTTCTGTGAGCCGCTCTGACCGAGGCCGAGATACTGCGCCATATTGCCCTGCAGACCAGCCTGCGGAGCGTAAATATTCGAGTTCATGCCCTGTCCATACATCTGGGCAAGATTGAATGGCAATTGTCCGGCGCCTTGGAACATAGCTTGCGCGCCCGCCAAGTCCTGACCAGCCAGACCCGAAAGGTTGCCAGCCTGACCGTAGGCGCCACCCATGCCCTGTAGGCCAGACAGTTGACGCTGCAACTGCTGGTTTTGCCAGTTCATGTTGAAATCGCCGACAGACTGATTTTCCAGTCCAGCCGCCTGCGGGGACATGCCGATGCCGCGCATGGAGGTCGACGCGCGCGATTGATCCTGTGTTTGCTGCAACATGCGGTTGTAGAGGGCTTGCTGCGGGTCCAGCGAGGACTGCCACACCTGATCACCGGCATTGCGCAAGTTCTGGCCCGCGCCGTACTGCGCGCCTGCCTGACCTTCCAGAATGTTGCCGTACTGGCCCATCTGCGCGCCGAGGGCGTTGTACAGGTTGGCAGTGTTGCCGAATGCGGCGTTCATGTAGGGGCCGGTGAGCGCCTGCTGATTGCCCGCAGTGCCGGACAGATTGGTCATCATCTGATTCCAATTGTTGTCCACACCCGCTTGGTTCTGGGGCACGTAGGCATTCGGCGAGCCATTGCTGGCGCTGCTGCTCCCGCCGCTATTCATCAGCTTGTTTGCGCCGGCGCTGACTACCGCACCGATTGCATAGCCCCATGGCATGATCAGCCCCCTTCCAATTGATGCTCCGATTCTACGCTCACCTCTCCCATGCGGGCAATGTTGTGGATGCAGTAGATGATGGAGGGCTCGAGACTCATAAACGTGTGCTTTACATGGGCGTCAATCTCGATCCCGCACGGCGCGGTGAAGTCACGGAAAAACACACCATCCTTCCACACACTGACGCGGCCCACGGCCAGCATCGACAGGTGCGGGTAGGAGTGGGCATGTTGGGGGACGGTGACACCCGCGTTCGGCATAATCATCTGCTTCACGAACACGTCATCGACGGTGTGAATTTCGACGCCGATCGGCAGCCCGTTATGCGTGTTCACGTCGATTACTCCGAATGCAAATAATTAGCGTCATGCGATCGCAGTCGCTGTTGTTTTCGACGCGGTGCACCTTGGTATTGTCGAAGTGGTACACGTCGCCCGGCTTGGCAGAATAAGCATCGTCACCACAGTAAAACACCTGCTGCGGGTGACTCTGCAACTGGACATAATACTTATCGTAATACTGGACGTGCCAATTATCGTCCGCGTGTTCGGCCACCGATTTGCCGGGAGGAATGCGGGTGATCAGCACGCCGCCGAGCTGCTCACCTTCAACGCGGTGCATCAGCGGGAAAACGATGTCGCGAATCTGCGGCAGGTTGTAGTAGGCCGGATACCAGACGGACGTGTGGCGCTTGTGGAATTCCGGCGTCCCTTTCTTGCTCGGGTGGTTGTAACGAATCCATATGTCGTCCACGTCCTTATGCGGCGACGTGTCGTCCTCGGTGCGCTCGTTATCGCGATTCCACAGCCACGGTTGCCGCTGGATCGCCAGCACCAAGGGGGTGACGTCCAGATTGACGATGATCGGTAGGAAATTCCTCATCCGAAAATTTCCCCCTGGATGCAGTTGAGGCCGCTGATCGAGTTCCAGGTGGTGACGCCAGAACCGGAGCCGACCTCTACCCACGTCAGAAAATTTCGTCCTGCGTTCAGGTAATCAGCCCATCGGGTGTGAATCATCGTGTAAATATTGGCGCCCGTGAATTGACCGTTCGGCGTGATATCGCCGTTGCTGTTGAGGATGCCATTCACGCCCACAAAGCAAGCGTAGAACGCCGGGGATACGGTATTGACCACATCCGCGCCGATTTGCGCGGTGATGAGGTCCTCGGCCACGCCGTAAACGAAGTCGATTTGATTCGCCGGATTGTTGTTCGCCTGCCGCGCCACTCCGGTGGAATACACGTAAGGCGTACCCCCCGAAATATTCACGCGCATATTTCTGCGCACGCGGTTGTAGTAGTTCCAGATGTAGCGTTTGGCGGCGGAATCCTCAGTTTGCCCGGCCACGCCGGTGGTGCGGAAAGAACCCAGATAGCGAAGATAGCCACCCGTCGCCGTGCGCACGTACACACCGTTTTGCAGGGAGAGCGTCGTCGCGCGCACCAGGTCACTGGTCCATGGCGTGACGTTGATCGCCACCGTGCCACCCAGATCGAACGCAAAAACGTCGTACATCTGATTTGCGACCGCCGGAACAGGAATGGCAATTTCATTACTGGTCCGCACATTCCATGACGTGCCGGTCGAGTCGAACAATGAAATCTTGTTGCCCTTGTATGGGGTCAGATAGATATTCGTCACCGCCGTCTGGTCTGAATTCGGCACAGCCAAACCGCTTACCGCCGACAGTCGGAAATCGCAAACCGACAGCGGCACCACGGCATTGAAATTGTTCGCCAGAGCATTGAAGTTGCCCATGACCGGACCAGCGAAGGCGCCGTCACCGTCGCGGATATTGTAGGGCAGCGTCACCACACCAAGCCGGAAATAGTCTCGTAGGTTCATGCTCACTCCTCAGACTGCGTAGAACGCCTGGCCGGCGATCAGGGTATTGTTGGCGAAGTTGGCGTCGGTCAATTGCGCGAAGGCACCTGCACTCGGGATATTCAGCCCGCTCATGGTCTGCGTGCCCAAGTTGTAGCCGAACACGTTGTAGCTATTGGCCGGGAAAGTCAGGTTACTGGCGACCAGCGGACCCGCGTTGTTACCCTGCCAGCCCGCGTTCACGATGTACGGTAGTCCGCCGACCGCCATGGCGCCTACCGATACGCCCTTGTTGGTCAGCAGGATCGCGAACGCCTGGAACACGATGCGGCCGATTTTGCAGGAAATGCCGCTCTGCAGACCGTAAGTGATGCCCACCGATGCGCCACCGAAAGAGAGGGTAGGCGTCCATGGCACCAGACCGGTAGCCTGCGCGGAGTTCATCAGCACATAAGCCGCGCCATTGTCCTCAATGATGTACGGCGCACCCGCCTGCAACTCACCACCGCTCATGGCCGTTCCGTCGGCGTATCGGAGGTTTCGGGCGCCCAGGCCGCTCACATTGATGGTGGTCGCACCCGTGTTGGCAGCGGTCGCAATGAAGGTGAACGTCTGGCCGGCCGCATAGCTGGAAATCGGGGAAACCGGCGTCAGGGTGATTGCGTTTGCGGTGCCGCCCACCACTGGCACATAAACCGGGACTGTACCGACCGCGCCGGCGAGCGGCTGGGCGTTCGCGTTCACCGCGTCGACAATCGCCTGGAAGTTCTGCATGACCGGCACGGCATCGATGATCTGGCCGTCCATGATCTGATTCGGCAGCGCCGGGACAATGATGCCCAGTCGGAAAAAGTCTCGGAGTTTCATCGGATGCCTCATTTGATCGTCATATAGCCGGTTTGCTGGTAGCGGGCGTAGAAAGTGCCGATTTGCACGGTAGCACTGGCCACCGCCGTAATCAACAATTGCATTTTGTCGAATACGAACGGGGCCGCCCAGGGAATCGGGTAGGTATGCGGGGCCGTCGGCTGCGCGCTGGTCCAGTGGTATTCGGAGCCGCCCTGCGCGATCGAGCCCCACAGGCCGCCCGCACCCCAGATCGGCAAGCCATTGCCCCAGAGGGTGCCGTCACCCCATGTGAAGGCGCCCCACAGCTCGGCTAGGGTCACATTGATGGTCGCGGTGGCCAGCACGGCGCCCTGCTCGTCCTGCGCCGTGACAGTGTAGAGCGCACCCGTCGGCAGGCCGCCCAATTCCACCTGCGACTCGGTAACCTGTTTCTGCGACATCTCGCCCGATTTCGGGAAGGTCGATGAAAGCACGCTCACATTGTAGGCGCTGCCCAGATCGGTGAACACGGAGGAAAGCGTCTGATTCGGCTGTCCACGGCACAACAGGCCCGGATTATTGGCCGACGTCAGCACAAAATAGCCACCCAGGGCCGATGCGCAGTCATAGGCGAAGGAATGAGGGCCAGTCCAGCGGCGCTTATGCTCGTCGAACCAGTAGTCATTCGTCTGCGTCTGCCCCCGGATACTGGTGGGGCCGCAGCAGCGATAGATCGAGGAATTGTAGGAGCCTGCCCAGCGCGTCGGCGTGATCGCATTGATAAAGGGCGTCTGGACATCCGGATCGCTGTTATCGCCGCCCTTTGTGAGCGGAACCAGCAGGCCCAAGGTGTTGATAATGTAGGGACCGCCTGTGGATAAAAAGTAGATGCCGGCCGTCGACAGGACGACCGTGCGCGGCGAATTCGTGCCAGTTGTCAGGCTGATGTAGTTGAGTGCCAGATTGTTGGTGGTCGGATCACCCGCTACCTGCCAGACCTGCGTGGACTTGAACACCGTCAGAATGGACAGGATGCCGGAACTGGTCGTCTGGATAGGTAGACCTGCCAGCGCGTTGATAGCGCCCGTGTCGCCCACTACGAGCTCCTGTGAGGCGTTCGTACGCGTCTTGGGTAGCAGCACATCGGACAGGGCTAATTTATTGCCTGCGAAGGCGAAATAAGCCCGGTTGTTCAGGTTAGCCACGGCGGTGGGGACGGCCGTTAGCGGATTGGTCGCCAGATTCGACGATGACCAGGCGGGTGCGCTCGGCACCGTCAGGTCAATCACTCCGAAGAAATTGGCGCCGGCGCCGCTGAATCCGGGATGGGTGAGGATGATGAATACGCCAATGCTGGCAATCGTCGGCGGCACCCAGTCGCCCGTCGTGGCGGGACTGGTAGGAGTATTGGCGCCGGTGACGCCGGTGATCGGCACGATTGCGTTCGTCGCCGTGTCGAAGCAAAACGGCTCATCCTTGCCGGCATTGCGACTGGTGGACACCATGCCGTAAATGCGCGTGCCGATCGCGGCCTGAATCGAGATGAAGCGGGGGAGCGCGAAACCGATTTGACTCAGATCGGCAAGCTGCACGACGCCGGGCCGCGGGACGACAATCTCCGGGTTGGAATTGTCAAAAATCAGGTTCGCGAGGGACTGGCACGCACCCTTGAATTCGTCGGTGGCGTCAAACGCGTCCGTGAGTCCGCGAGCGGTGAAACGCATCGGCTGGCTGTTATTGATCGCCATGGCAGCCGCCTAGTAGGGATTGACTTTGGTGGGGCGCAGGCCGCGATTGGACTTGAAATGACGCGGATCCAATTCGATCGAGTGCACCGCGCGCTGTTCTGACCCTTCCTGAATCAGGTACGGGCGCAGCATCTCCTCGGCGGCGGCCAGATATGCCCCTTGCCGGTCATCGCCCGTCATGCCCATCATGAGCCCGGCAGCCTGTTTCAGCAGGTATTGCGTGAACGGGAACCAGGGGATTTCCGTGCTGGTGTGCGGGTTGATCAGGTCCGGTTGGTTCTTCATATAGCGGTGCGTGATCGCGATGGCGCCATTGGACTGCGGATAGATGTACACCTTGCCCGCCGACGTCATGACGCCTTGGCCGGGAATCCCGCTATCCCATGTCTGCGCTTGCGTCGACAGGTCGCAGGCGAACTCATAGGGATAATTGGCCGTCGCGCTAGTTTTGAACTCGGCGTCCCACTGCTCCATCGTGATCGGAATCAGGAACTGCGTCATCCCGTTCGGACCCTGCAGCGGGTAGGTCATGTCATAGGTGCGAAGATAATCCGCCGGGAGCAGGAAAGGTCCGTACGTCCCGGCGGTCACATTCAGCGGCTGCGTGACGCGATTTACTTGCAGGTCGCGATTTAGCTTGAGGTCTTCAAGAACGAGGTTCAGGTATTGGCCGGCAATTTGCGTCATGCCGGCGCCACCTTTGGCTTCGCGCGAGATCAATAGGCAGATGGCTGATGCTTGCACGTATCACGCTGCGAGTTTCTTTTCGGCGTCCGCAATATCGGCTTCCAGCCTGTCGATATTTTTCTGGGCGTTGATGATGGTCTGCTCGCCGTTTTGCAACGCAAGTTTCTCCTGCGACGAAATTTTCTTCGTGCCGACCGCATGCTGGCGGACTTTCAAGTCCTCGAGCTGCTGCTTGAACTGCTCGATACCTTGCAACTGGGCGGTGACTTGCGCTTTCTTGTTCAGGATGTCGGCGCGGATGAACTGGCGGTCCAGCACGTCCTGGTAGAGGTCGATTCGCTCGTTGATTTCGGGCTTGGTGTCATCACTGTAGATGTGTCCAGTGATGACGAGCGAACGCTGCTGCGTGAGTTGGATGGTCGATTGAAAGGTGCCGACGACCGCGCGGGTGAGGGGATTGGTCTCTTCCATGTTTATCCCCTCGCCGACAGGCGACGTTCTTCAGGGGTACGGTACGCGTTTTCGTCCGAACCGTGGATGCTGCGGTCGTGATCCCAGAGGCGATAGATCATCTCTTTCACCGTGCGCAGCGTGTCGATGTCGAACTCGTATACGGTGCCATGGTAGAAAGACTGACCATTCAATTTCAGGTCCATCCCGCCAACGGGGGGCATATCCACCTTGTAAAAATAGGTCGGAATGTCTTTCTTCACGAAAACCGGTTTGACAATGGGATCGCCGTTGTCCTTGTAGCTACCCGTTTCCTTGTAGTGGCTGAACACGCGCATCTCGACCGTGCGGCCGGTCAGGACTTCCTGGATGTCGCGCTGCATCAGCATGCCCTGCGATTCGGCGGCGGCAAGCGCGGCCTTTTCGGCATCGGTGCGTTTCGTTTCGCTGACCTCGAGCTGTGACTTGAGGTCAGCAATCTGGGCCATCAAAGCCTGAACATCTTCTTTCGACGTGCCGGAAATGGACGCGACTTTAGAGACGCCCGGCTGGTCTACCTTTGCGGGTGGTTGCTTTTTCATGACTACTCCAGAGAACGGGGCGGCCCGATGCCGCCCCTATTGAGATTACGACAGGTCAGCCATCGTACCTGCACTATAGCCCGGCGTGAAGGCGCTGGACGATTCAACCCGAGCCAGGAATGCCTGATTCAGGATGATCGAGCCGTAGAACGCTTTCCACGACACCACACGCGTCTGGTTCAGACGGTCGGACTTGTCGGCGCCGGTCAGGTAGTGGAATTCCGGGTTTTCCAGAATCACCTGGCCATAGCTGTGATTACCGATGAAGATCGTCGGGAACACGGTCACGCCGGTGGCAGGCGCGGCAGGCGGAGTCTGGGCGACACCGATACCGGTCAGGACAACGGTGGAACCGGAGGCCAACTGCGTGGCTTGACCAGCCAGCGGGCCAGTGCCGGGGCCGGAAGTGGTCAGCGCCAAGTTCGACGGTGCCGCAGAGGTGCCGATATAGACGTTGAACACATAGCCGGGGCGCGTCGGCAGGGTAACGGTGATGGAACCGGTCGGGCCGGTGACCGAGATATTGCCGGACACCTGATAAATCTGCTGCTCGACCGAGGTCAGCACCGGCGATGCGGTCACCTGGATGTTGTAGGTGGCCGAGGTTGCCAGCGAACCACCGACAGCAGACGCCGTACCCGTGACCAGCGCATTGCCAGTCCAGTACGGGACCATGTTCGATTCCACAAAGCGAACGCCGCCGAATGGGCCGAGCTCGTTGTTGTAGAGGCGATTCACATCACTGAACGCCCAGGCGGTATTCACCTGCGAGTTTTCGCGCATGTCCTGCGCGGGCAGCGGGTGGATAATGCCGACATAGTGCTGCATGACAGCCGGGGATTTCGACGGATCGCGATAAGCGCCCGCTTCGATCATCATGTCCTCGCGCTCGTCGCCGTTGAAGCGAGGGGCGCCATAGGTCAGCAGCGAGCCGACGACCTTGTTTGATTCGTGCGGGCTCATCACGTCGGTGGCCACCAGTGCGGCGCGGTTGGCGCGACCGTTGGCGTAGTTCACCTGGTTGGCGGCCATGAGGGTATTGAACGTGTTGCGTTCGAACGTTTCCGGCATCTGGATTGAGACCAGTTGGATAGCCTGCTGGAACAGCGGATGCTTGATGGTCAGGTTCGCCACGTCGGTGATGATCACGCAATCGCCCCATTGCTGGGCAGTCGCGGACACCTGGAACAAGGTCATCGCTTCACCGGTCGGCGCCACACCCTCTTGCAACTGCGCAAATGGCAGCGGGAGGCGCTGATAACGGCTGGCCGTGTAGGTCGTACCGCGATTCACGTCCAGATGCAGCGGTTTGCCGAACTGGTAGGCAACCAGTTGGCGGCGCGCAAGCGGTTCCACTTCCTCCTGGATGTAGTTTTCGACGTCGGCCGAGAAGCCGGCGGCGGCATTGACTACACCGAGGGTGAGGAAAGCGCAAAGGATGTGAAAGATTTTTTTCATGGTATAGACCTCAGATGATGACGTTTTCCAGACGGGCACGGCGTTTTGCAGATTCGGAATTCGGGGCGCCACGGCCGCGCACATCACCGCGCGGCAGACTGGCGCGACCACGGTCGACAGCGGGTTTTGCGGCGGGTTTCGGCGGCTTGGTCGAAGAGAGCTTGCCATTGACGGCATCTTCACCAATCAGCACTTGCAGGATGAACTTGCGGTCAGGGTTGAAACCCTGCGCGCGCTTTTCCTTCAAGGTCGCTTCGACGCGCTCGGCGTAACGCTTGGCGAGGCCAGGCTTCGAGGCGAGCAATTCCTTGAAGTCCGCCTTATCGGCCAAGTCCTTGGCCTGCATGAGCGTCTGGTGCGCGGTCGCATTGGACTGGCGCATGGCGCGATTGGACTGAATCTGCCATTTTTCCAGATCCGAAGTCTTGGAATCGGCCAGCTTGCGCTCTTCCTCGGCAAACTGGGGGTCGATATTCGGCGTGGGCGGCGGCGCGGCGCGGCGTGCGCGCTCTTCCGCTTCGGCGGCGCGCCGCTCGGCGGCTTCAGCGCGCGCACTGGCTGCGCGAACTCGTTCTTCGGGGTCGGGCTCAGGTTCTGGCTCCGGATCGGCATTCGGGTCCGGAATATCGTCATCCGGTTCGGGTTCCGGCTCAGGATCGGGTTCCGGGTCCGGCTCGGGATCAGGTTCGGGTTCAATGCCAAGCGTCAGAAACGCCAGCAGGTAGAGATACCACTTTGAGATGAGGCGCATAGTCGTCCTTTAGAGCGCGAGGGAACCGATGTTTTGCAGGGAAATCGTGGTGCCGCCGGCATTGACCGTCAGCATGAACAAGCGGCGGGTGTTGTTGGCGATCGTTGCGGTGCCGGTGATCGTCGTCGACGCGTCACCCACAGTCAGTGTGCCAGTCTGGCCGGTGCCGTCGTTCTGGAACGAGATCGGAATGGCGAAAGTGCCATCAGTGGGAATCGTGGCGGGAGATAACGCGGCCAACAATTGTGCCGTGGAAGGCAGCGTGATCGTGAAGCCGCCGGACGCACCCGTGGTCAGGCGGGTTACACCGATAATTGCTTGAGCCGCCGTGAGGGTGATATTCGTGCCCGAAGTTGCCAGCGAAATCACAGCCTCCGAATAGAGGTTCAAGTTCGCCATGGTGCCCATCAGGCCAAAAATAGCCGACTTGTCCGGCACGATGCCGCCGATCGGCTGCGAAATCAGGCCGAGAGAGAGGAATTTCACAAGTCGTTTCAACATGGCAGCACCTTAAACCGTGATGACAGCGGTGGCGGTCGCGTACATCCCGGTAACGGTCAGCAGCGGCGAGAACACGCCCACCATACCGGGGGTGTACTGCGAAACCGGAACAACGGTCGTGCCGGGCAGCGTGGCGGCGGTCGCGGTGGCAGCAGCGCCGGGGATCGTGATCACGAAAGAGGTTGCCGAGGACACCAGATCGATCGGGAACCAGCCGGATACACCTGCCAGTGAACCGGCGGTGAAGTTGATGAAGATGACCTGGCCGACCGTCGGGACAATCGCGTTGGTGCCGAGAACGACGGTGTAGCGGTTGGTCGTGCCGATTTGCGTCAGCGAGGTAAAGGTGGTGCCGGCGGTGAGTGCGGCGCCGCTGGTAGTCGCGATCTGGGTAACGAGACCCTGATACCAGCGTTGAGCAGCCGCCAGAACAGTGGTAGTGCCGGACAGCGTGACGCCGGAACCTGTCAGGGTTGGCGCGGCCACGGTGGTGGCACCGGTTGCTGCGATCTGGAAGGGGAAAGCTTGGCCGACAAACGGCCCATTGAGCGAGTTGACGATGTTGTACGCGGAATCCAGCGTCACGACGACCGCGCCACCGTTGGTCAGGCGCAGTTCAAGGTTTTGCAGCGCGGTCAGCGTGATCGACGCGGCGGCGCTGGTGGTGAAGGGCACCTGATCGGCAGCCACTGCGGCGGCAACAATCTGATTGAACACGCCCAGGAATGAGCCGGGCTCGATAATGTTGCCATCAATCTGGAATTGCGAGCCCAGAGCGGGGATCGGAATGCCGACGCCGAGAGACAGGTAGTTGCGAACCGATGCTGCGATTTTATTCAGTTTCATGCCCATCTCCTCAGTGCGATTGTGCGTACTCTATTCCCGGATGTAAGTGTGTGTCAACTATCCGATGGATTGGTCGAAAGCGTTGACGATGGTTACGGCGCCAGCAGTCTGTCGCACGGCGAAAAACCAACCGGCGGGGAGGAAAAATGTGTATTGCACCGTTGAATCCGTATTGAGGTTCGCACCCACGACGAGCGCACCCGTCTGGCTATTGCGATATTTGCCAATAGCGGACCCGGTGCCGCCCGCAACGGCATTGGTCGCACCGATCAAAACGTCTGCGGTATTGGTGGTCCCGACGGCGAGCGTGATAGACGCGGTTGAGGTGATATTGACGGTGACCAGAGCGGCCTTGGTGGGATCGGTCGCCTGATATGCGGTGGCAAGTGACAACGCCAAGGCATTAGGTGCGCCAATACCGAAAATACTGAATGCCAACGACATCGGCATCTGAAACGCCTGGCCGTTTTGCACAACGTAGAGCAGATTGCTTGGTGCCACACCAGAGGCGACGGGCAATCCGGCGAAATTGAACGCGGGCGATTGCGTCTGAATATCGCCGGTGCCGATATGGAAAAGTCGCCGAATGGCGGCAACTAAGGAATTCATTTTCATGCGTACAGTGTCACATCCAGCACTGGTGCGCCGGTGGCAATGATGGCTTGGAAATTGAGAATATCTCCGGAGTAATCCAGCTCTGCAACACCCAGCACCATGCCAATTGCGGCGGTGGGGGCCGTGCCGTCATCTCGCCAGCGCACGGAGGATGCGGCCACGTTGTTTTGGATGATGGCGAAACCGGGAACTGCGCCCTTGGCTCGCATCGCTGTCGTCAATGCGGCTGGAATTTGCGCGGACAAAAGTGTTGCGCCCGCCCCTACCGTCCATTGGAAATAGCCCAAAGGCTGGCGCTGTCCGGTGACGGTCGCCTCGCTGGCACCAATGCCGAGCCGCAGAAATTTAAGCAGTAGCCATTTCATTGCAAATCTCCCTCAAACGTGAACTGCGCGTGGCATTGCTGGGGTAGAACTGACTTTCGCCGAAGGTGTGCCGGTCCAGCATTTCCGCCAAGTCTAAGCCGTAACCTGCGCGCGCGGCAAATTCATCGGCTTCCATCTCCTGATCGTGGGTGAATTCTTGAATCCACGCGGGCACCAGGAACAGGAATGGGAGCGCCAGAATGCGCTTCTCCATGTGAAGGTTTTTGCAATGCCCGGCCTCATGCGCGATCACGGCGCGCTGGTGATTCGGATGCATCAGCAAAAAATGCGGGCTGACGACAATTCGCTTGCAGGGCCAGATGCCGCGCGCTTCGGCAATAAAATACCGCTTCGAGGATCGATCCACTGTCACGGGAATGCCAAGGAAATTATCCACGGCCTGGCGCGCCTTCCATGTTGTCTTGCTGGACGGCGCCAGGTGGCTGCTGCCCCGGACGGCCCGGCATCGGCTGCGCACCCGGCCGCGGTGCGCCGGCGACGCCCGGACCTGCGCCGCCGGGCATTCCCGGCAGGCCGCCCTGCTGCGCCTGCATCTTCTCGCGCTTTTTCTGCATGCTCATCATGTGCGCACCCATGTGCGTCTTGTAGATGCCCTGCGGGTCACTGTTGGCGCTGGCGGCCTGCATGTGCGATTGCAAGTGTTCGGTGTCGTTGTCCGCATCGTGCACGTCCACCGGCATACCGTTATGCATGATTTCGTTCTCGACGGTCGGCGGCACGGTGTACATGTTCCGCTCGTCTTTCAGGATCAGCGGGGCCAGTTCCGGCCCGAACATGTTCTCGGTCCCGGCTTCCAGCATCGGCGACAGGTCGAGCGTCTTGCCGCCCATCATCTGCGGCGGGATACCCTTCATCACGTTCACCCAGGCGATTTGCTGCTGCATGCGCGACATGTTGAGTTGGTAGGCGGTGCCGGACCAGCGGAAGAAATATCGTTCGTCCCACTCCTGCGGCGGGATGACCTCAATCGCGGCCTTGACTCCAATCTCGCCGCGCTGCTCGATCATGACGTCATCGGTGCGGAACTGCTGGTCGAACTCGAAGAGCAGTTCCACCAGTGGCGTCAGCATGACTTCCTCGTATGCCTCGGCATTGTCGGAAATGTTGGTAGCCTGCTCCTGCTGCATGTTGCCGATCATGGCGTTGTTCTTGCGGCCCGATGGCGTCTTGCCCATCATCATTTCGTTCACGTCCATCGCCGCCCAGATGCGCTTTTCGATGAACTCACAGATGCCCGCCGAATCTTTCCAGAGCTGCGGGAATTGGAGAGGCTTCACATCCGCGGGCGCCACCGGCCAGACTGCGGCCAAGCCCATCGTCATGTTTGCCCATTGCGGCGTTTTCAGTGGATCCACCGCGAAGACCGGCAATAGCGAATACATGGCCGAATCCTGGCCCATGTTGAAAAAGTCGCAGAGGTTCCACTGCATGAATTTCACGGGCTCGATTTTCGACTTGCCGAAGAACGAACCGGCAACCCGCTCGACGGGCTTACTCAGGATCGGGATTTTCTTCGACCACAGCGGATTCCGGATGATGCCCAGCGGCATGTCGGGACCGGCGAAATACATGATTGCGGATTCCTTGCTTTCGCCGCCCAGGTCCAGTTTCCCGTAGGCCATGAAAACGAGCAGGTGCTTGTAGGTGCCGTTCGTTTTGATACCGGCATCCTCGGTTTGTTTCTTCGCACGATCGCGCTTGGATTTCAGTTTTCCGGTCTGGTTGAACAGGTCGTCAATGTCGGCGCCGTCCGGCAGGATGAATACCCCGTCGTCGACATATTCCTGGACCGCCTCTTTCGACATGCGCAGGCGCAGCGCCACGCACTTGGCCTTTTGCAGGTCGTTGCAGGTCGGCGGGATGACGGCCAGGTCCTCGGTCGCGAATTCAATGACTTCCGGCCCCTCTTCGATGATTTCCTTTTCCTCGGTGCCTTCTTCGTCCTCGCTGGCGACATCGATCAGGCCCAAGTCTTTCACATCCTCTCCGTCGATCTGCTGGATCACTGGCGGCTTTTTGACCAGGCTGGTGACCTTTCGCTTCGATTTCGACCATTCGACCATCAGGTTCCATTGGCCGGTCACGTCGCCAGACACCAGATCGGTGCGCACGATGGTTTTCAGGTTGGTGGTGCGGATGTAATGCTCGAGGAGAGACAACTGGGTATAGGGAACCTTGCCGTCGGTCGTCACGCCGTCCACATGGCGGTGGTTGACGGGGAATAGCTGCTTGAGCGTTCGCTTGGCGCGCGCGTTGATGCAGTCGCGCACAGCCGGCACATAGCTTTGCGAGTTCCCGGTGTACTGCAGGTTCTCGTCCGGCTGGGCATTGTAGATGTTGAAATATTCTTCGATGCGATCCGACTGTTCGGACTGATTCTCGAACTGCTGGACGATCAGCGGGTAAAACTTGTTGGCCTCTTCGATGACGTCAGGGTCTTCAGCCCAGTTTTCCGCCTTCGCGCCCGTCTCCAATGCGTCAGGCGCGGCCTTGCTATCAACCTCCGCGCTTTTCAGCTTGGTCGATTTTTTCTCTTTTTTTTTCCGATGGCCATCAGATCAGCGTGCCGGTGAGTTTCTTCATCTTCGCCGAGTTCATCGACTTGGCGTTTTTGTTGGTGGACTTGGGGCCCGGATTCTTCGGCTTCGCATCAGCCTCGGGCTTTTTGGCCTTTTCTTTCCAGGGCTCGGTGGACTTGCCCATCATCGACACCGACTTGGGCTTATCCTTGATCTTCAGATTCTTTCCGGTTTTCGCTTTCATGACTTTTCCTTCTTCGCAGAAGCGGGCGGGGCAATGGCAAAGGGGCCATTGGCGGGATGGTCGGCGCCATCAGCGATCACCATAACGGCCGCATACGGCGTCTCGAAACCATCTTCGGCGATGACGTCGATAGTGCCGTCCTTGTGGACTTTCGTCACCACGCAGACCGATTCAGCCTTCGGGTATGACAGGCTGAACGGTGCCACGAAGGGCAGGGAATCGCCGGGCTTCACGGTTTACTGCTTCGACAGGGTTTTGCGGCCGTAAATCTGCTCGCGCATCGGGCCGCCGGTCAGCTTATCCGGTACGCTGGTCGCTTTACCGTGCGTGCCGCCTTGTTGCTGGAGCTTGAAAAAGTCCACGGGGGACTGGCTGGGAGCCTTTTTGCTGTGCGTTTTCGAGATAGCCATGTGAATCTCCTGGAAAATTTACTCTGGCATGTCCGGCCAGCTACGGTTCGATTTGGCAACGTTACTACCACCGTCTAGAATTTGCAAGTTGTGCTCGACGTGTAAGCCACACACCAGCGGCGAATTCAATGGGACGATATGGTCAACATGGAATTGCAGCCCTGTGACACGCGTTCGCAGCCATGACAAATGATAAATCTCCTGCATGATGAATTTATTCGCCCAGCGCGGCGTTGCGCCTTTCTTTTGCGCTTCCCTGCCGCGCGCGCGTTCTGCGCTCTTTTCTGGATATTTCTTTGTCCATCTGCGACAGGCGAGCGTGCGCCGTTGCTTTGAAAGTTCCGGCTGCTCCTTCCGGAATTTTGCGGACCTTACTCGATCTATTGCGCGGATTTCTTCAGGGCTGCGCTTGGGTTTTCTCGGCCCTTTGCCAGCCGCATCGCGAGCTTGGTAGTAATAGTTTTTGGCGCGGCTTTTTACGCAATCCTTGCATTCGTATGAATGCACCAGATAAAAGCAATCCGGTGACTTCTCGATACCGCACTTGTTGCAGGTTTTCATCGTCTTTGCGGGCGGGCGGTCACGTAGGTGTAACCGTCCGGTGTCACGGCGGTATGTGCGCCGGCGGGCAGCGTCCCCGCGTCCTGCGACTTGTCCAGTATCGCCACCATCGACTCAATCGCCTCCGCAATCAATCGGCTGGTCCCCTCCTCGGGCTGCGGCGCCACCGTCCCGCCGCGCTTGATTTCGTGCGCATACCCCACCGACAGCGAGTTCAGGGTCAGTTTCGCATCCCGGTCGACGATCAGGAGTTTCTTCCCATGCCATTCCATCCGAATCCGGTCCGACAGGCACCCTTTCGCTACTGCAGTGTGTTCACCCCGGTACACGCTAAGGCGCTCGGCACGAAGTGCTGGGATAAGGGGGATACGCTGCCATTGGTCGTGAACTTCGGCTGGCGACCAGATCGAAAACGCGGCCAGGGGGAAATGGGCCCGGAGTTCGAAAGCCAGGTCCTTAACGGCATCTGAACCAGTCCGCACCGCATCGAAGGCGACGGTGAGGCGTCGACCGTCACGGAGCAGGGCAACACAAACGGTTTCGTGAGCGTTGGCATGAAATCCCACATAGACGGTCTCCCCTCGTTTCGGTTCCGGCGCTTCGCCAATGTTCGATGCGTTGAAATCTGGATACACGGTCTGCCCCGAGAACATTTTCAGGCTATAGGCCAGGGCGTTCAGAATATCACGCGAGCCCTGCGGAAAGTTCAGCGCCTCGGCGACCAGCTGCGGATGCGCGACCCGGCCACCCACCAGCACCACGTCGCCCGCTTCGAAAAACGGCTGCAGTCCCAGGATGAAATCCTCTTTCGAGCGATCCTGCGGGGCCGTCAGGGCCACCAGTGGCAGTGACTGGCCATTGGTCATCATCTTCAGCCGGATCGGCTGCATGATCCAGTCGTCCAGGGAATTCTTCTCGATCCCCAGTTTCGCCAGCGCGTGCCGCTCATTGGTCGCGAACAGATCATCGATCATCTCGTCCGGCTGCCAAAAGTTTCCGGATGACTCATGGACTAAGATCTTCGAACCCATCTTCGAGACCACGACTTTCCCATAGCGGTCCGACTTGCCGACTTTTTTGGTCCGCTCCTTGTTGGCCGTCCGCGCGGGGTCGTAAATCGCATAGCGCGCCATCCAATGCCAGGGCGAGATGTCGACGCCCTGGATCATCTCGTCTTTGAATGGCTTCCCTTCCGGGTTGCTCACATCGAGCATGAATGCCTGCTTGAATTCCTGCAGCTTGCCGGCGCTCTCGTACATCCGTTTCTCGCGGCGTACCCATTCCATCGGAAAATTGCCCGGCCAGTTCGATTTCGTATTCGGGTCATCCGGGTCGCCATCGCAGACCGGAAAAGCGATGTAGAGCCATTCGGGATTCACAGCCAGGCGCGTGACCATGCAATCCTCCGCACGGCGCGTCTGGGTAAAGCGAATGCGGCGCTTACCCTGTCCCAAGGCCGGCAGGAGTTCGAGAAAGAATTTCCGCATCCCCGCCTCGACCGCGGCGGAATCGCGGACGCTTTCCTTGTTCTCAATGTCGTCCAGCCAGACGCCATCCGGGCGGAATTCGTGGTGTTTGAACGACTGTAGTTCCTGCTCCCAGCCCAGCGCCTGGATCACGGCCCCGGACCGGAAAAACATCTTGTTCTCGGTCGACTTCCGCGCCAGCACCTTGTTGCCGAACAGGTGATGCAACTTCACATTCGTCCGCGCCTCGTAATCGATTGCCTGCAGCCGCTGGACCGCCTTGTCGTAGGTCTCGCCGATCAGTAGCCAATAGTGAAAGTTGCCGAATGCGCCTTCCATGATGAGAGCCTCTTCGCAGGTCGTCGACTTGGCCGCTTTCCGGAATGCCTCGATCAGCACGAACTCATCGGCCCCTGACCACGCGTCCATCATCTGCGTGTGCATCGGCGCCGACTCCTGGGGATGCCGATGCTTGAACAGCATGGAGGCACCGAGGGCGCGATCCCCGGAGACGATTTTGAGGAGGTTGGTGTCGACGGTCATCGCAACATTGGGAGCGGTCGGCTGGGCAATCGATCAGCCGGCGCATCCCTGACTTCCCGAACGTAGTGGTACTGCGCCAGCATCTCGAGCGCAATGTTCATTTTCGCTATCATCAGCTGAATCTGCAGCCGATTCAATTCCATCTGGTCAATTTTTCCCTGCAGGACGGACGCAAGGAAATTGTCCCCGCCGTCTTTTCGCTGAATCAGCGCGCGTTCCTTCGTGAATCGCTCAATCAGCGGAACAATTCGGCCGCGCTCACTTTCCGCAGCTCGAACGTTTTGCAAAATCCGCGTCTTGATTTCGGACAGCGGATCACTGCCCATCCGCTCGTTTATGACCGCGATTGCCGTCTCTGCCAGGTATTCACGGGCAGCAAGGTCAATCTCTCGTACCGGGGCCGATTCGTTCTTTGGGCTCATGGGTAATCCTATCTCAAAAAAAGGTGGTGGAGGGGTGGCATTTGCGGAGGGCGTTCAGCTTCAACGCCACGCCGGGGTCGGGGAGGGAAGAAAAGTCCCTGAGTTCGCGCGAGGGGAAAAATGGGCGATTGCTGCACTGCACAAACGTATAATCTTTATTATGTTAAATGGCGTTGTCCATATAATCAATGACTTACATGCAGGATGCGAACCACTCTCACTGACGGCGCCACTTTTTGCCCTCGCGCCGGCCATTCGCCTGGTCGCTCGGTGGCCGTCGGGACGGGGTGGTCTCGGGCTGGACAGGAGGAGCGGCGCGTTACCATCCGACCCTTCGATCGTCTTGGTAAAACGTGAAACCTTTTTGCAACTCGATTGCAAATGCATACTCAGTTGCATAGGGTCTGTTTACCGCGTATTCGCGCGCGAGGCTTCTTGAGTGGCACGGTCTTGAACTGCAAGCGATACCAGTAGTCCTGGTCGGTTTCATTCGGTCTACGCGGCATCTGGTGCTGCTGGCCGAGTTTGTTGAGGTCGTCAGTTCTGCTCACCGACTGCCTCCTTGAGCGTCTTGACCAGTCGAAGTCGTTGCGCAGTTTCAAAGCATCGCAATCTCGCGGCTTCGGTTTCTTCAGGGCTGATCTGCATCAGGACTGGCATCTCTGGCGACTTTGAAATGCGTGGCCTGGCAATGCGTGCTTGTTCGCAGAGGTGCAGGAACTCTGGAAGTGTTGGTGGGAAGTTGTTGTTCCTCAATCCATCGACTGCCATGCCAACCTGCTCAACCGAATAGGCGCAGAGTTCATGAGCCCAGCATGCCTTTACCTCGGTGATGTTGATGTCACGCCACATGTCCGCGAAGCGGTTGCCGTACATCGCTGCCAATCTCGCGAAGAGTCGCTCAATCAGTTCGGGTTGAAACGCCCTCGATTGCGTCGGGGTCAAATCCTGTGAGTCCTTTGATGGTGCGCTTTCGTGAGGTGTCTCTTGCATTGCCGTGCCCATTGATTTTTCCTTTCGTCAGTTTTGCCCAATCTTCGCGGATCGCGCTCATCAGTGCCTCATCCCAATCGACGTACGTCTTACCGCTTCGCCTGACATAGCCGACGAACTGCTCAAGCCTTTCCGGTAGCCGGTCGTATCCCCTCTCTTTCGCCCAAGCTTCAACCCGATCGGAGATGGCGAAATTGGGGGGTAATGGGGTCGATGGCTGTCGCTTTCCCTTCTTGCGCGGTATATCGCCTCCGCCTCCGTCTACGGATACGACTCCGAATACGACTCCGTCAACGTCTAAGTGCGCATTTGATTTCATCTGCTTAGCATCTGCTGCGCATTTGCTGGTTGTTGTGCCGGGAGGATCGGGGAATTTGCTTTTCGCTGATCGAAGTTGTTGGCGGAAATCAATCACTTGCAGGTATCTCTTGCCTTCATGCTCGTACGTGCTGAGGAGTTTTGCCTCGACGCAATCGGCCAGCCAGTCCTCAATATCATCGTGACGCACCGAATCGATCTTGAGCGGGTAACATGCGGATCGAATGAGCGCCGTGTTTCCGTAGAAGCGGCCGAAGTCGTCAACGATGGACAGCACGCGACGATAAAAGCATTCCGAGCCCCACCCTCGCAATCGGTCAATGCGCTCGCTGGACAGGATCCCCTCGCGCACTATTCGGTTGGGCATGGCGCCCCCTGGAGGCCGCGGCGAATGCCTTCCACGGTCCTGAATGTGGGATTGGTAGTACGGCCGGCAGCGATTCGATACACGCTCTGCCAAGGCACGCCGCCGCGCGTTGCGACGGCTTTCAGCTCGCTTATGGTCATCGGGGCGAGTTCCCGGGTCAACTTCTCTAATTCATCCATGAAAATAGTATTTCACAGATGAAACAAAGCGTCAACTACATCGCCCTCAACCGCTTCAACTGCTCGATCCTGGCCCCCAGCGACTCATCCGACTCGCCGGCCGTTCTGACCAGTCCAAGTTCCGCCGCTTCAGCATTGAGACGGGACTCCACGGCAGGATTCGAACCTGCGCCCACAGCCGATGACTGTACTCTGCCCGCTAAGCTACGTGGAGGAATAAAAAGCCCGGCTTTCACCGGGAAGGGCGCAGGCGTGGCGTGTGTTGCCTGCACCGGGGGATTGTCACGCCGCTTGATCGCCCTGTAAATGGTGCTAAGCGCGATCTTGCAGTGCTTCGCGGCGGCATAGGCTGTCATCTGGTTGCTATCGACCAGCTCCAGCGCTTGAACGGTTTTACTTGACATCGGTGTACTCATGCGCTCAATATAGCGTGCCTATTACGCGTTTGTCAACTTAAAAGGAGTAACCTCATGCTGCCGACTCACACATTGCCAACGCCGCTGTCCATGGTGAAAAACGCCGCGGCCAGTCAAACAATTGCCACCGATACCGACTACATCGAAGACCTCGAACAAACCCTCTGCGGCTGCCTCTGGCTGATGCAAGCTGCCAAACGCGGCGGCACCGTCGATTACGCGATGGCCGAGCGGATGATTCGCGAGACGTTGAGCAAGAGGTCGACGTGATCGCCACCAACTTCCTCAAGCACCCGATCCGCAACATGCAGTCGTCCGGTGAGCCATGGACGCGGCCGCAGCCGATGCGCTGGTATGCTCATCCGCGCAGTCCGTCGCAGTGTCCGTATGATGCGGGCGCCAAGGGTGAATGGAGGATTCAATCATGAACAAAATTCTCATTTTTCTTGGATTGCTATCACTTGCCAGCATGGTCTATTACGCATTTACTGGCGTAACTGTCTGGGCGCCAGTCCAAAAAGGGGACGAATTGAGATACATGTTCCTGGCATACATCCACATTGCGTGTCTCGGCGCAGGAATATGGGCTGTGATGAAGGAGTTCGAAGAGTGACCCCCTACGAACGCGCCCGCGACCTTGAGCGCCATCCTGACGAACTGGTCAGTCCGGCCGAGTATCGCCGCATCCTCAAAGCCTTAGCCGACGACTACCAGCTCATGTACGAAACGATGATCGCCGGCACGAATCGCCTGCTCGCCCATCTGCAGAACAAATCGCGCAAAGGTCCGTTTTGAAGTCAAATTGCCCGCATACCGGCCAAATCAACGTGGCCTTCTACCGGACTGACACCGTGCGCGTGGTCTGCTCGCAGTGCAATGACGGCTTCTACGGGCGTGTGACGGGTGAGGGTGGCCCAGGTATCCCGTCATGGGTTGTTCGGGCCGTACAGGCTGCCAAAGCGCGCGGGGGACACCTTCAGGCGGCGAATGAGGAACCCGGTCTGCACAGTTAGTCCGTCGGGCCGGTACTGATGGGAAAGGAGCCCCGTCATTTACCCGTGACGGGCACACACTGGCCGTGTGAGCATGCGGGCGCGAATACTACCTGTAAAG